GCCGAGCGCATTTTTTGGACTATTAATCGGGTTTTTCAACCAATTCGCACTAACTAAAGTATGTACCATCTGGATTTGTTCAGCGGGATAGGCGGTTTTGCTCTTGCGGCAAGACTAGCAAGCCTCCCAATAGAGAGAACGTATTTTAGTGAGATAGACGCCGATGCAATCGCCATATACCGACGACACTACCCCCAGGCAATCGCCATCGGGGACATTACCCGATTGCGGGGGGAAACCCTGCCTAAAAGGGAGTGCCACGGTCGGGTATGATGCGGAATGGGAAGTTATATCGGCAAGATGTTTCGGCGCTCCACACATTAGGGAAAGAGTCTGGGTTGTGGCCTACCCCAGCGGTGATAGACTCGACTCCGAGTCGGGTACACAATATCAGGCGTTGGAGGGATCAGGGGACACGGCCCCACGAACACACCTGGCAGACGACAACGAATTTGAGTTCGAGGATAAAGGGATTGTGCCTTGGACTGAGTGGGAAAGAATCCGTGCCGAAAGACAAATACATTCTGAACCCCTCATTAATCGAGTGGATGATGGGTTATCCATTGGGCTGGACAAAGCTAGATTAAAATGCCTGGGGAATGCGATAGTCCCTCAAGTGGCATGTTACATCATGGAACGAATCAAACAATCAGGACTTATAACATCATGACGAACGCAGAGGCCGACGCACTGGTTAACATAATCGGAAAGGCCGACAAGCTGTTACAAGAGACGTTGATTATTAGCCCAGAGACTTCATGGAGGTTGATTGCGAAGTATTGCATAGCTAAAAGAACAATCGCCAAAATGAGGAAGAAAGAGGTAATCGAATGACGAAACGGAACATCCCCCCGCAATGGCTGGACAAAATGGGCAAGTTATATTGGTCCAAAATTACCCCAGCTATCGCCTCTGTCGGCAAGCTGGACGCACTGTCATACGACCTGATTGGTACACTCTGCCAAGCGTACAGCGATTACAGGCGATGCCTTGCCAAAATAGCAAGCGAAGGAATGGTAACGGTCAACCCTAAAACAGGCGTCACTAAAGTTAACTGCCATGTGACCGTACAGACGAACGCATTCGGCATCATGTGCAGAGTGTGGCGTGAGTTAGACTTGGCAGGCAAGCCCCCCATTCCGCCCCCAGACGAACTAGACGCATTTATTGAAAAGGAAGTATGACGATGAATTGGGAACAAGAGTTAATCAAGAAGGCAGAAGACAAGCGAGAACGAAAGGCCAAGAAGCGTCTAACGGATGCACTGGCAGGCGGATGGAATTCGTTGGCAAGGTGTGTTGCGGGCGGCAAGCCCCCCATTCCGCCCCCAGACGAACTAGACGATTTCATAGAGGAGAGTAACGAATGAGCGATGAACCAGAACAGATAGTGCCAAGTATTGTCTTGCTAATAAGCATCATGATGTAACTGTGGGCAAAGGCTAACCAATGATACCAGAAAGATACATCCGCACGAAATCCGACACCCAGGCCGTCAAGGACGGTTGCACCTGGGAACCTAAGCACGCCGAACGTGTCCGCACTTTCCTAAGCAAGTTTTGCCGTCAGTCTATCGGAGAATTCGCAGGCAAGCCGATAGAGCTACTTCCTTGGCAATGGGACGATCTAGTCTTGCCCCTGTACGCCTGGAGGACAGCCACAGGCGAAAGACGGTTCAGACAATGCGGTTGCTGGGTGGGCAAGAATAACGGCAAGTCAACGCTATGCAGCGGACTAAGTTTATATCACCTATTGGCAGACGGCGAGCAAGGCGCACAGGTAGTTAACCTAGCGGCCAGCATAGAACAAGCTGGGATCGTGTTTCGTGGTGCGTGTGATATGGTCCAACAATCTCCAGCACTCGAAAAGCAAATGTGGGTTCGCAAGAACATTAAAACAATGGAGGTTGACAAGACACGCAGCACGCTAAAAGTTATGTCTGGGGAGAGAGGTTCAGGAAAGCACGGCCACAGTATAAGCCTGTTGATTTTTGATGAATTGGCCGAGCAGACCGATAGAGAACTATGGGAAACAATGCGACACAATCTTATGAAACGTCGCAACAGTTTATTGATAAGCATTAGCACGGCGGGGTTTCGCAGGGAAAGTATCGGCTATGAACAATTCATGTATGCAAGCAAGGTAGTCAGCGGAGAAGTTATCGATACCAGTTTCCTACCGTTAGTGTATGCGGCACGGCCCGAACAGGACTGGACCACACTAGAGACGTTCCAGTCCGTTAACCCGAGCTATGGCGTTACCATACGGCCCGACGATGTTAAAGTATTGTTGACGGAGGCGAAGAACGAACCCAGGAAAGAGGCGGCATACAAGACGCTGCACCTTAACATCTGGACTGGCTTTTCTACTAACTGGATATCTAGCCTAGCGTGGGACAATTGCAGGGCCGAATACACAGAAGACGATTTCTTAGGTGAACGCTGTTGGGTTGGCTGGGACTATGGTTACAAGCATGACTTGTGCAGTTATTGCCTCTTGTTCAAGAGGGACGACTTAATCTATATCCTCCCAAGGTTCTTTATACCCCGACGTATGGCAGAGATAAAACAAAAGAAGGATCACGTTCCGTATGCGACATGGGAGGCCAATGATAAGTCTAACCTTTACTTCACAGAGGGCGATACGGTCGATCCTAAATTCGTCAGGGCAAGACTGGCGGAAGATGCGGCCAAGTTTAACTTTATAGAGGTAGGTTACGATCCTACAGGACTGGAGGAATCACGCCAGATATGCGAAGAGGAAAACGGCTGGACGATGGTTAGCGTACAACAGAAGCCTAAAGCTATCGGCCCCTCTGCCGCATACATGGAACGATTGATAATAGGCAAGCAGTTCAGGCATAACGACAACCCTGTTATGAATTGGTGCCTGGAGAACTGTGCGACGAAGGAAACGGCAGACGGCCTATTCGTCTACAAAGGGCAGGGCGACAGCCAACGTATCGACGGCGCAATAGCCTGTATCATCGGCCTGTCAAGGTTAATGGTAGACGATGGGGCCGATGGGGAGTGGTTACTTAGATTCTAAGGAGAGAGGCTAAATAACATACAATGGGAAAGAAGCATAAGATACAACGATCATTCGTAAGCCAGCCAGTGCCTATAACAAGTGCGGGGATAGCGGACGTATTCGACGCATTAGCAAGCGCCTCGGGCACAGCAGTTAACAAACAAACCGTCTACGCACTTCCGGCCCTGTTACATGGGGTTGATCTTATAGCGTCCACTATGGGCCGTATTGATTGCGCCGTCTTCAAAGAGACGAGGGACGGCACGAAAGCAAGAGACAAAGAACACCCAGCCGATTACCTGTTAATGCGTCGGCCTAACGACTGGCAGACGCCTTTTGAGTTTCGTAGAGAAATGGCGGCAGACGCAGTAATGGGCAACGCATACGCCTACGTCGCAAGGGACGAAGTAACAGGCAAGCCGAGCGATCTCGTTATACTAGATCCTCAAAAAACATGGCCTGTTGTGGTCCGTTATCAAGACGTTGGCCGAATGCAAGTCTATTACGTTACTGAAATCCAGGGCAAGCAGATTACGTTACAGGCCGACGAAGTTATTCATATCAAGGGCAGAGTTAGGCTTGACTGTGGGTTAGTTGGGCGTTCCTTGCTGGACTGTGCAAGAGATATCCTGGGGTTGTCGATTGCGTTGATACAGTATGGAAGTTATTACTTTCAGAATAGCGGCCTTCCTTCCATGATTATTGAAATGCCAGTATTCATGAAAGGCAAGGAACAGGTAGAGCAGTTTCGGGAAGGACTGGACAATCAGCACAGGGGAATAACCCAGGCGCACAAGACAATGATATTGCAAGGCGGGGCTAAAGCCTCCAGGCAACAGATTAGTAACGATCAGGCACAGTTCCTTGAATCAAGGCAAATGTCGTTAACCGACATTGCGTTACTTGTCGGACTGCCTGGAAGTTTCTTAGGTAGCAAGCAGAACACGTCATACGGTAGCCTGGATCAGGACGCATTGAATTTGTTGGTCCACACGTTCTCACAATGGTTCTGTAATTTTGAACAGCAATTCGACCGACAGCTTTTAACTGAGAGCGAGAAGGTTAGGGGTATACGCTGGATCGAATTTAACAAGGCACAGCTACTAGAGGCCGACCACGAAAGCAGCGTGAAGACCTGGGTAGAACTTGTAAATAACGGGTTATGCCTTCCGAACGTAGCGGCGGCAGCACTAAACCTCCCTCCCCTGGACGAAGACTATAACAGGCCACGATTGCCGACGACTATCGGGATACAGCTTGACGAAGACGAACAGGCAGAGGCCGACGCACAGGATCTAGCTACCGCACAGGCCAGCAAGCCCGATCCAGTCCAGCCCCAGGCCGACGACAAGCAACAGCCCCCCGACAAGACGGCAGAACGGTTAGCGGCCCTGACAGGGGCCGTCATAGCCCGATACGTCAACAGGCTACAGAAGGCGGCAGAGGTTGCGGGGAAGAAGGACGAACGGCTAGACCTGTCCAGCCACAGGGACATTCTGATTGAGTCAATCGCCCCTGTCTGCCTGGAGGCCGAGCGGATGGCGGATCAGCTACTAGACGGCCTGGAGGCCGAGCTAGGGGCGGTCACAAGGGATCAACAGGCGGCAGCTTGCGGAAGGATAGAGGCGGCGACCTGGACAAGGAAGGTGTTATCATAATGGACATTGTTAGACAGTACAGCGGACAGGTAGAGGGGTTGACCCTCCAGAGGGGCGACAACGCACAGCGGAAGATCAGGGGCGTTGCCTCTGTCTACTTCGACGGCACGGCTGGGACGACATACGATTTGAGCGAGAACATCGTTGAGCGTATCGCCCCAGGTGCATTCGACAGCCTGTTACAGGACGACGTGATAGCCTGCGTCGATCACGACGGCAAGTTAATCGTCGGACGAAACAAGGCCAACATGAAACTATGGTCCAGCCCCAGAGGGTTAGAATACGAAATCGATCTAGCCAACACGACAGCGGCTAACGACCTGTGGAGCAATGTTACGGCTGGGATTATCAGGGGCAGTTCTTTCAAGGCCACCCTTAAAATGAATGACAAGAACTGTGTCGAATGGACGAGGGACGGCAGCAAGGACGTATTGACTATCAAGAAATTTGATCGTCTGAAGGACGTATCTTGCGTGTCCGATCCTGCGTATCGTGGCACGGATTGTTCAGCCATACAACGCAGTCTGGATCAATACAAGCTGGACATGGAAACGATAAAGCGTGTGGCACGAATGCAAATTATCGGTAGGTGAGCTACATAAAGTATTAGCCCCTAGCGGCAGTCGGTATCTCCCAAGCGAGATAGGGTTACGAACACAGGTATTGAGGACAATGGAAAGCAAGAAACTTTTAGAAGAGAGAGCGGTTGTAGCAAGTGAAATGAACGGCTTGACGGCGACATTGAACAGGGACGGCAAGACGGCCTTTAGTGCCGACGACCTGGAGAAATTCGACAAGCTGGACAACGAGTTCAAGTCTTTATCTGATCGTATCGAAACCCTAAAGAGGGTAGAGCGTTCGCAAGAGTTAACCCAGGCCAGACAGAACATTTCGGCCCCAGCACAGGTAACGTCGCACCGTGCCGTGCAGGTTAGCCGCAACGATCAAGAAATGGCGTTCAAGTGTTGGGCGTTGAAGCAAGCGGGCAAGGAAGGAAACATCACAAGGGCGCACACCGACGCAGCGCATAAAGTGGGAATGAACCTCAACAGCGATCAATTCGTTATCAACCTCTCGGATCGTCCCAACGAAGAAGTTACAAGAAACCAATCGTCTTCTTTGAATTCCGAGGGCGGCTACCTTACTAACGACGGAATTTTCCAGGGACTAGAGAGAAATATGAAATGGTTCGGCGGGGCACGCTCGGTTGCAAAAGTCATTAGGACCGACACAGGTGAACCGCTCTCCTGGAGTTTTGCCGATGATACTTCCAACCTTGGCGGACAGGTCGGACAAAACCCTGTCGGCGGGGTTGCTAACACGAACGTTATCTATCAGAAGAAGACGCTAGGTGAATATACGTTTGCTTCTTCGGTGTATCCCGTTAGCGTGCAAATCTTACAGGATGCTCGCATAAGTATCACCGACGATATATCGGAAGTTTTGGGAATGCGGCTTGGCAGGATCACTAACAGTGCGTATACGAACGGCCTGGGTAATGCAACACCCACAGGGTTCATGACGGACGCAAGTGCAGGGGTAACGGCTGGAGGCGCAGCTATCGCTTATACCGATTTGGTCGGGTTACTTTTCTCGATAGACCGTGCATATAGGGACGATCCTTCTTTCGCTTTCACGATGTCGGATTCCACGCTGTTAGCACTGTGGAAAATTTTGGACACAACAGGCAGGCCACTTTTCTACAATTATAATCAGAGCATGATTAACGGAAACCCATTGCAGATTTTGAACAAGCCCATCGTCGTCAACAACGACATGCCCAGCATAGCAACAGGCAAGTCGCCAATCTGTGCGATCACAGGCAACAAGTTCATAATTCGTGATGTAAAAGAGGCTACCGTCGTTGCGCTCCGAGAATTATACATGCAGCAACTTGCCGTTGGATTTATAGCCTACCTCCGAACGGACAGCAAATTGCTGAACCCGAACACGGCCAAGAAATTGACTATGCCATAAGACGTAACTCGTTGTTACTCTTCCACTCGCCGACGCCATGCCCTGAACATGGCGTCGGTTTTTTCATGGGCCAAGCCTAAATAAGTCATGCAGCCAAGTTACCTTATAGTCGGGGCGAAGTCTAGCACGCTACCTGTGCCGTTAGCCGAATTGAAAGCACACCTGTCGATCAGCGGCACTAGCGACGACGCACGGATAACGGCCCTGGAATGGGCGGCAGTCGATTTCGTAGAGCGACAGCTTAACCGCTATCTCGTTACTACTTCCGTTACGGAAGTCTATCAGCGTTTCCCCCTCATATGGGACAGGCAGGCAGGCTATAACGGCAACCTGTGGAACCCTTGGCCTTTCACTAACACGCCATCGGGTATGCCGTTCGATTGGGGCCGATGGCAAAAGCTGGAGCTATCCCGATCCCCTGTTAACTCTATAACGTCGTTGTCTTATTACGATACCAACAATGTCCTACAGACGTTAACGCAGAACACAGACTATTACGCACTGTTGCCGACTGATCGGCCTGGGTTCATTCAACCTATAACGGCATGGCCATTCGCCAACTATCGGCCCGATGCAGTGCAGTTAGTTTACAACGCTGGATATAGCGTTCTCCCAGGCGTATTGAATGCGGCAGTTAAATTGTTGGTAGGCGCATGGAATGAGAATCGAGAAGATTTCTTATCTAACGCAACCATGATACCTTCCGTGCCTATCGGTGTGGACGCAATGATTCAATCTATAGCAACAGGTGGTTACTATTAACACGAAAGGCCAGATAGGGGCGGCACAGTATCGGCAATATGCCAACCTGGAGGCGTACACGCAGAGCAGCACAGGCGACAGGGGGCAACCTATCGGGGCATGGGCGGCACTGTATGCGGCCCTGCCCTGTTCCATCGTGGAGCTATCGGGCCGACAGCTCGAACTAGCACGGCAGCTAATCGCCACGGCTACCCATCAGGTGAGTCTCCGCTACATGGCTGGAGTAGTGCCGACGTTCCAGAGGATCAATTTCGGGGGGCGATTGTTGAAGATCGAACACGTCTGCGAATTCGACATGAGGGGCCGATACCTCCAGTTACTTTGCACAGAGCAGAAATCGGGGCAATTATGATAAACACCACGGTAGAGGCGGCAGAGCTACTAGCGGCGCTCCAGGCGTTGAGCAAGACGGTTGCAAAGGGAGCGATACGAAGGGGCAGCAGGGCGGCAGCGAAGGTAGTGCAGGCCGAGGCCAAGAAACTGACTCCAGTTATCACAGGCCAACTGGCCCGCAATATCCAGGTGAGGGCGTTACCCCGATCCAGGCGCTACGTCGGCTGTACCGTCAAGGAACAAGCCCCCTTCGCTGGGTTCGTCGAATTCGGCACCAAACGCAGCAAGGGAAGCCATGCCATAGAAACGGCATTCGAGAATGTGAAGGATCAGGCACAATCGGTTTTCATCGACACGATTAAAGAACAGATAGAGGGCATGAAGTGATAGACATTTCCTTTGAAACTTACCTCCAGACGTTAACAACATGGCCTGTACAGCAAGACGTTGTGTCGGCCCTGGACACGGAAAATAGGGTTTGGTTCCAGCGTAGAGAAGCCAACACGGAATTATTCACCGATGCAACGCCCATGTTGACGACAAGCCTTTTCAGCGTTGAAGTTATGTCCCTGGACATTGACGCAGTGCAAACGCAGGCGACGACGATGAAGGCGGCGCTTAACGGCTTCATGGGGGCGATGGCGACCGATCCTGTGTTGATATGCCTAGTGGAAGATCAGGCAGACGAATACGCCAGCAAGAGTTTAGGGGACGATAGCGGGATACACGTTGCGGCCTTCCAGTGCCGTATTATCCAGGCGTAAAGTATAGATAAGCATAACAGGAGATATCAATGAGTTTAGTTAAAAGAGTCGGTTACGGTAATTCGCTGGGAGTGGATGT